TCTTACATATATGGCAGAGATAACGGATAAGAACAGTAAGCTATTAACCTGTTCGGCTTTATTAAATACTATCGATATATTTAATTTAGACTTTAGCAAATACATTTTTATAGATGGTGTACTATTTAGATTGAATAAGGTAGAGGGTTATAACCCAATGGAATATAACACAACGAAAATAAGTTTATTAAAAGTAATTGAAACAACGTACTAATGGCAGAGAATTTAAATTTACAACTAACAGTAGACACATCAGGTGCTACAACTTCAGTAGGTTCACTTAAAAAGCAACTTAGAGAAGCGCAGAATGAAGTGATGACATTGGCTGATAAATTTGGTGCTACATCAAAAGAGGCTGTTAATGCAGCTAAAAAAGCAGGAGAATTAAAAGATAGAATTGGTGATGCTAAGGCATTAACAGATGCATTTAACCCTGATGCAAAGTTTAAAGCATTGACTTCTTCACTATCAGGTGTAGCCGGTGGATTTGGAGCAATACAAGGTGCTATGGCATTATTTGGTGTAGAATCAGATAATGTTCAAAAGACATTATTAAAGGTTCAGTCAGCAATGGCTATTTCACAAGGGCTTCAATCTGTTGGTGAAAGTATAGATTCATTTAGGCAATTAGGTGCAGTAATACAAAACAGTACAATATTTCAAAAAGCAAATACTGCTGCAACACAAGCAGCAGCAGTAGTGCAAAAATTATTTACAGGCTCAGTTGATACAACAAGCACAGGTTTTAAAAATTTAAAACTTGCTATGGCTGCAACAGGTATTGGATTATTAATTGTTGCAATAGGTGCTTTAATTGCAAACTTTGATGAATTAAGTAATGCTATATCAAATACTAGTGATGTTGAAGAACAACATAGTAAAGCACAAGAGGCTGCATCAAAAGCAGTTGCTGACTATACTATGAAATTATATTCAGTACAAAATGCATTAGAAGCAGCTAAAAAAGGCACAATATCTAAGAAAGATGCATTAAAAGAATATAATGATAAACTAGGAGATACTATTGGATATGCAGGTTCATTAGAACAAGCTGAAAGATTAATGGCAGCTAATACAGCAGTTGTAATTAAAAGTATAAAATTAAAAGCTGAAGCGCAGGTAATGTATGCAAAAGCAGCAGAATATAGTTCTAAAATAGTTTCAGGTGAAATAGCTGAAACAGGTGGATGGGAAGCATTTGGTACTTTTGTTAGTAATTTTGGTAATTGGGGTGCAACAGCAGTTGATAATGCTAAAAACATAGGAGATAAAATAGAACTTGCAAAGAAAAGTATTGTAAGCCTTCAAGAAGAAGGAGATAGATTAACAAATGAAGCTATTGAAAATGATAAAAAATTAGAAAAAGGTTTAGCTAAAAAACCTGAAACAGGTGGAAAAGGTGGTACTACAAGAGAACAAGAATTAGAAAAAGAAAGAGAAAGATTAAGAAAACAACAAGAGCAAATATTACAAGATGAATTAGATGCATTTGAAAAAAGAAATGAACAAAGAAAGAAATTAAGTTTACAATCTGTTGGACTTGATGGTTTAACTGATGAAGAAAGAATACAAAAAAAAGATGATGATGAAAAAAGAAAAGCAGAAGATGAAAAAAAGAACCAAGAATTTACAGAAGAAAGTAATAGAAACGGATTAGGTAAAATATTAGCTATTCGTGCAGAAGCAATAGTTGCTGAACAAAAACAAGATGAAGATAATTTAGCTGCTAAAAAAAGAATAAATGATTTAGAGGTTGAAGCAAAACAAGCACAAGTTGATACTTTAATAGGATTTATTGGAAACTTAGGTAGTGCTTTTGAAAAAGGAACTGTTGCAAGTAAAACTGCTGCTATTGCTGAAATAGGTATTAATACTGCTTTAGGATATATACAAGGTTTAGATATTGCTCAAAAGGGTGCAAAAGGTACAGGACCATTAGCACCATTTACAATGCCTATATTTTATGCTTCACAAATTTTAGCAGTTATTGGGGCAGTAGGAAAAGCAAAACAAGCATTAAGTGCAGTTAAGGGTGGTGGTGGAGTAGGTGGTACTGTAAGCCCACCATCATTAAATACTGCTTCACCTATGAAACTAGAAGCACCACAAGCGCAAACTACAAACATAAGTCAAGCATCAATTAACCAAATGGGCAATCAAGCAGTAAGGGCATATGTGATTGAGACTGATGTTACAAGCAACCAACAAAGAGTAGAAGCAATAAAACAAAGGGCTAGATTTAGTTAATATTTAAAATAAATATATTTATAGTTATGGAATTACCTTTATATATGTTGGAAATATCTGATGATTTAAATGATGATGCAGAGGTGCAATTCGTTTCATTAGTAGATAGACCTGCAATTCAAAAGAATTGGAATGCATTTAAAAATGAACAGAAGTTTCAAATTGTTAGTGAAGATAAGCATATTATTAGTGGCTGCGCTATGTTGGCTGACACTCCTATCTTTAGAAGTGATGCTAATTTTGGTGACTACTATGTTGCTTTTTCTAAAGACACGATTGTTAAGATTGTGCAAAAGTATTTTAAAAAAGGGTATCAAAACAATGTGAACCTAATGCACGACCCTAACCAAATTGAAACAGGGGTAACAATGTTTGAGAGTTTTATTAGTGATAAGACAAGAGGCATACACCCAATGAAAGGATTTGAGGATGCACCGGATGGCAGTTGGTTCGTTTCTATGCTAGTGGAAAATGAGGATGTATGGAATCAAGTAAAGCAAGGGAACGTAAACGGATTTTCAATTGAGGGCATATTTAATTATTCCCCTAAAGAAAGTCAGGACAGTATCAAGATGCAAAAGATATATGACATTTTAGACGCATTATAAGTCTAAGTGATAAATAGTATTAATTATTAACATTTAAAGAAAAATAAAATGAATCCAAAAGAAGCATTAAAACAAATCAAAGCATTATTCGAAGATATGCCACAAGTTGTTGAGCCTGTTGCTCCTGTTGCAGCAATTGCACCGGAAGTTACAAAGGTAGAAATGGCTGAATATTCTTTAGTAGATGGTACTAAGGTTAAAATTTCTGCATTAGAAATTGGTGGTATGGTAGAGATGGCTGATGGCACTCCTGCTCCACAAGGTGAGCATCAACTAATGGATGGTACAATTATCCAAGTTGATGAATTAGGTGTAATAGTAGAAATAGCATCTCCTAAAGAAGATGTTATTGAAGTAGAACCTGTTGCACCGGCTGAACCTGTTGAACCTGCGCAAGATACAACTGCAATGATTCAAGAGTTAAAGGATGATTATGAGAAGAAAAAAATGGAATTAGATGCGAAGATTGCTAAATTAGAGAGCAAAGTAAAAGAGGGATTTGCACAAGTAGCTGAATTAGTAGAAGCACTTTCAAATACCCCAACTGCTGAACCTACTCAAAAAGCAGCAAACGCATTTCAATCTTATGTAAGTACTAATGATAGTAAATACGAGAGATTAGAGAAATATAGAAACGCAATTTTAAACAAATAAATTTATAACAAATGTCATTTTCAGTAAGTACATTAACAAATTATACAAAAGAGAACGAAGCATTATTGGTTTCTTCTTCTGTATTAGGAGCAAAAACTGCAGCTCTAATTAAAAGCGCAGGTAACGTAATGGTTGGAGTTAAATCCGCAGAGACCATTAATATTATGGACACAGATGCTTTTTTCCAAGCAGGTGGGTCTTGTGGTTGGAACGCATCAGGTACAACAAGTTTCACACAAAGAACTGTAACAGTAGGTAAAATCAAAGTACAAGAAGCATTATGCCCTAAGGCATTAGAAGCTAAGTATTTACAAAAGGCTTTACCAACAGGTTCACAGTATGATTCAATTCCTTTCGAGCAAGATTATGCTGATAGAAAAGCTAAAACAATTGCTTCTCAATTAGAGACTTCTATTTGGCAAGGAGATACAGGTTCTGCTAACGGTAACTTAAACAAGTTTGATGGTTTAATCAAATTGATTGGTGCTGCTGCAGGTGTAGTTGATGCTAACGTATCAGGTTTCGTTTCAGGTGCTCCATTAACATCTATCACTGCAGCTAACGTAGTTAGTTTACTAGATGGTGTTTACAAAGCAATCCCTGCTAAAGTAGTAGCTGCTGATGATATGACTATCTTTGTTGGTCAAGATACTTTCCGTACTTACACTATTGCATTGAAGAATGCTAATATGTTTAACTATGCATTTGATGGTAAAGCTGATAGCGAATTTGTATTGCCGGGTACTCCAATTAAAGTAGTTGCAGTAGAAGGTTTAAATAGTACAAATGATATTTACGCAATGCGTTTAAGCAATTTGTTCTTAGGTACAGACTTATTAAACGAAGAAGAAAAATTTGAAATCTTCTTTGCTAAAGAGGCTGATGAAGTACGTTTTGCAGCAGAATTCAAAATGGGTGTGAACATTGCATTCCCTGATGAGATTGTAAAAGTAGCTATCTAATTATAAAGGGGAGTTGAAATATACTCCCCATTTTTAAATAAAATAAAATAAA